TGCAGCATTAAAAAGAAAATGGTCTGAAACGCTTGTAGGTGCTCCTAAGATAACTTCTACTAAGAAAGATGCAGCAAAATATATCTTTAGCGTTCCAGAAGCTCTATGGGGTGAAGTAAAGGGTCATGGCCTTCGCAAAGAAGAAGGTGGTAATTATGAAATACTTTGGGGAAGAAGGCAGGGCGTTATCTTTGGTGCTTACCCAGGTGGACATAGCTCAGAAGAAGGATTCTATACATTAACTGGTGATCTTTCAAAGATACCTGTAGCTCCTGCTTGGTTATTAGCTGAGATGAAAGCTCCTCCAAAACCAGTACAAAACAAAAAAGATTTAGACTTTAGCGATAGGACAGAAGACGAAATAGCTCAGATCATTCACGATTGTCTATCTGTTATTTCTCATCAGGGTCTAGGTAGCAGAGAACATTGGGTAAGAGTTGGAATGGCTATCCATTCTGCTTTACCTAATGATCTTGGATTATCTCTATGGTCATTCTGGTCTGCTCAAGACCCTGACTTTGCTGCTGAATGGGAAGATGCAGGAGATTATGACACTCCCTGCACAACTGCTTGGTATTCATTCAAAGCTGGTGGTATCGGATTAGGTACTCTTATTTGGTTGGCAGATAGAGAAGATCCTGAAAGACATAGGTTCTCTCCTGAAAATAAAAAGATCGTCAAAGAAGCTGAAGAAAAGAAAGTTCAGGCAATTACAACATCAACTCTTGACTTTGGTGATGTAATTAAACGTGCCAAAAATATTCTTGAGTTAGATAACCCTGCTGAGATGAATTACAAGTTAAATACTTTGGCATTGAAAGCTGGTTACAGAGATCAGTCAGCATTAGAAAAACTTATTGTCGATCAGATTCAATATGAAAACCAAAAAGGTATTCTTGATATAGCTGATCTTTTTGCATTAGATATTCAGAGGGAATACTTGATACCTGATATTCTTCCCACTCCTTCAGTTGTTCTTATCTATGGTGCTGGTGGAGATGGTAAATCCATGAGTGCTTGGACTATGGCAAAACATATTGCAACTGGAGAACCTTTCCTAGTTAGAGGCAGTAAAGTTCCAGTGGATAAAGGTAAGGTTCTTTTACTTAATGGAGATCAACCACTATCTCAATTAAAAGAACAATTAGAAGAAGTTAACTTTCCTCTTGATAGCAACGTAAAAATTCAACCTGATTGGCAGTTACAGAGATATGCTCAATTTATTAAGTTGATGCAAACTCACTCACCAAAATTAGTTGTTATTGATTCATTGATTGGTTGTAGTGGTGGTAGAGCTTTTGATGAAAACAAATCAGAGTTCGCTCAACCTTTATATTGGCTTACCAGAAATAATGGGGTTCTCTTTCCTAAAACAACAATTCTTATAATCCATCACGCTAATAAGAATGGTGGGTTTAGGGGAACATCAGCTATTAGAGATGCTGTTGATGAAACTTGGAAACTATCTAAACCGACCCAAGAACAAATTAATAAGGTAGGTCGTAATAGCAGATTTATTACTATCGAAAAATCTAGGTCTGGAAGAATGGGTACTCAAATGATAATGAAAATGAAAGATGATCTTACCTTTGCTATCGCTGATTACACTCCTGAAGTTTCTGAGGATTCTGGATCTCCTACAACTGTTCAAGATAAGGTTCTTCAAAAGCTAAGAAAAATACATCCAGAAACTTATACCATAAATCAAATGATTCACGATCCGATGGTTGATGGTAAAGATGCTGCGATAAGAAAATCGTTCCAGAGATTATTAAAGAAAGGGTTGATTGAAGTAATAGAGAATGATGATTCTAACAAGTCTTATAAAGCAGTCCTCGCACGCGGGGCGTTTGCATATCCTGTCCCATTAGAAGAATCTTAGTCGTACCAATAGATTTCAGTGGGACAACACTATGAGACAAAATAGATTGTCCCATTATAATTGGAGCGTAGGACAACTTTACTTGTCCCATACCCTTGTCCCATACCAAATCAATGTTGTGGAGCGTGATTATAAAGAATGGGACAATTTCAGCCACTCTCCCCAGAGAAAACACTAATTAACATTAATACAGTCAGAATCTATGACAACTCAACAGAAAATCAAAGCTGCGAAACAAAGAATCTCTGAATTGGAACGATTAATTAAAGCCTGGGAAACAAAAAGTTAATACAATGAGAATGTGATAATATAAATTAAAAAGATATTCATGGCTGAAGTTAGCAAAAAACCTCACGGAAACAAAAAGTATTACCACGTTCTTATAGATATAAACAGAGGAGAACTATTCGATGAATACATTCGTACGAAATTAAAAATTAAACCTACTTCTTGGATAAGAGATGTTGTTTATAAATTTTTACAAGACAAGATTGATAAAGAAGTGTATGATGAAGCATTGAAACGAGATCAAGAAAACTGGAATAGGGCAATTCAAAACCGTTTACAAGGTAGAGCACTTTCTAGGATTCTTAATTCAATTAAAAAGAAAAATGAGTGATTCAATAAAACTAAGACGATTAAAAGAAATAAGACGTAAAAGTTTAGAAAAAAATCTCTTAGATATAGAACTAAAAGGTTATGACCATTATATTTTTATTAATGAACGCAACAAAGCTCAAGTAGTTTCAAGACAAGGCGGTTGGATTACAGAACATATAAAAACTGCAATTTTAAAATTTAATTATGAGATTGATAAGACTGAGAGGATGTTAGTCAAAGACTTTGAAAAGAAATATCTTAACGAATACGAAAAAACTTTTTTAAAAGATTCTTAGGTTTAGGTTTTCTTTGCCTCATTTCTGTTACAACACGATTAGCTTCTAATTCTATAAGTCTGTTTAATAAAGAAGCCATAAAAATATCCTGATCAAATTTCTTTCTAACCATATGAGTACAATATCTTTTTATATTATCTAAATCATTACTCTGCATAATTTCTCTACATTGCATTTCAATCTGAAGTTCCAACTCAGGAGGTGCTGGTTCTATATCAATGTTGAGAAATTTAGTAATTTTCATTTTACTGGAAATAATTTTTGTTCAATCATTTTTACGATTGCATCGTCTACATCATTATCAGTTTTTGCCACCATAGCCTTTAAAAGTGACAATGCTGCTTTACGCAAAGATTCTGATTTACCAAACTTGATAAACATTCCAATTAAAAATTTTGACATAACTTATATATATCTATTTCTACCTTAACGCTTATTGCAAATCTTGGCCTCAATCTTTATATTTATAGTATATCACTAGGATTATGACAACAAAAGACCCAAAAACCGAACCAATAATAGAAGAAAAAGAGGAGAAAGATGGTCCTTCTCTTATCTCAAATTTAGTCCAAATGATTATTTTATTTTGGAGTTTAGCAGTAATTTCTTTTGCGTATTTCGGAAATTCAACCAAACAAATTGATACAACTTTTGCAGCAGGTTTGCTCAGTGCAGTGATGTCAAATATGGGTCTGCAAGTGAAAAACAATAGTAATGGCAAGAAGCGGCCTAATAATGTAACATCAGGTAAAGATCCTTCAAGTAAATGAAAAAACTTATTGCACTTTTTATATTTGCTGGTATTCCAGCTTCATATGCTGGGGGAATTAGTCATTCAATTTCTTCTTCAGTTCAACTTGAAGCAGTATCGGCTGGTAGTATTGCCGAGAAAGTTTCCAGTTCATACAGTATCTCAGGTAGCGGTGTGACTACTTTAGATTCTGATGATGCAAACAGTATTGGTGGCTTTGGAACTACCACAGATGGCGTCCCATCAATAACTTTTCCAGATTCAGTTTCTCAATCAAGTGCAGGGTCAGCGTTCAGTTATGCAACCAGTTACTTAGAAGGAGACCAAACACCTTCAGCAGCAGCCACAGTAGGTGAAATACCAAACTTCTCAAATATTACGTCAACTGAGTCAGCAAGTGTTGGTACAGCAGATATTGGTTTAGATAATCATACAATTACACTAACTCCAGGAACTGGCACAGGTGTTACGCTCACTGGATCGTTTGTTACTGACTTAACCATTGACTAATGTGGAGGACACTTCCGTTTGTTTTTCTTATATCTAGCCCTATCTACGCTGTGCCTGTGGTTCCTAACTTCACTCAGGGGTCAAGTACCAGTCGAACAGAAACTACCACAAATATTACAGAGACTATACGAACATCAAACTTTAATTCTGGGTACACATATTCAGTTACAGGATCAGGTATTGAACATGATGGAACGACTATATCAGCACCAAACGCAACTGTTACTGAAACTATAAATGGTACGACTTACACATGGACAGGTTTAGATTTAGGAGAAAAACCAAATTGGTCAATAACAAATCCTGGGGATGCCTTTCAATTTACAGAAGTTTATACACCACCTGGTTTAGAGTCAGTTTCAGACGTAACGAGAACCATAGAATCTCAAAGCGTAACAGATACCACAACTATATTCTCTCAGTAATAACATTATGTTTTGGCAGTCCAGTGTTTGCTAATACCTCAAACACTGCTGCTCCCTCTGCTTCTGCTAGTGGATCTGTCTCTAATTTTGCAACACAGGTTTTACAAGGAAATACTATAGAAAATCATTACGGAAATGGTATTAGATGCCAAGGGCCACAAATGTCATTTAGCCCATTTGTTACTACTTCATTCAATCAGAAGCGACCACAAGACTACACATACGAAACACCTGTATATGATCCAAGTGTTGACGAAAATGGTAATTTAATAAATCCAGGTGATATTTTGTATTATCAAGAAAATTATAGTAACAACAAAGATAGTCTTGGTATTAACTTTGGTGCAGCATTAACCTTTACTTTTCCGTTAGATAATAGATTTCAAGATGCGTGTTTAAACTCTGCTACCACCCAAGAAAAAATACAAAGTCAGATACTATCTAAGGAAAGATTAAACTATGAATTGGCACGTTTGAAAAACTGCGGTGAATTAGCAATTAAAGGAATATCATTTTCACCAGACAGTAAGTATGCAGATTTATGCCGAGATGTAGTTGTCAGTCCAGTCAAAAATCAAGTATTACCGCACACTCATAAATTAGAGTAGACAAGTTACGGGTATTAAACTTATCTACGGATAATTATTCTACTTTATTTTTCTTCTTTGTCAGTTTCTTTATCACGTTTTTGACTATTGGTTTTACTAAATTAAGAATGATCGGAGCAGAACAGCCGACCAAAGCAAGACTAAAAACCCCAGTAAACTGCTTAAAACTTGGAATGTATTGGGAGATGAACGGTACGTCTTCATACAAAGTGATACATTCAATTCCATTTTGCCCTCTTTCATAACCAACGACACGTTCCAGCTTTTTATCGTTACGAAAATCTCCAATTTTTTGATCTTTCTTGCTAGGACAAGGTGGGATTTCTAATTTTTCCTCTTTTTTCTTCTGTGGTATTTCAGGCTGTTGTTGCGGAGATTGTTCTTGCTGTTGTTCTTGCTGCTCTGCTGGTCCAGTATATGTAAAATTTGCAGGGTTATATTCAAGTGGTTCAAAGCTAGGAATATCAAACGTACCACAAGCTTGATATGTACCTAGTTCATCTTCGTTTATCAGTCCTGTAAGGTTATTTCTATGTGCATCGACACATCCTGGAATATCTACAACTGGTTTATAAATAATATCTAATATTGGTGGCTGTACTTCCCATGCTCTTATTTTTGGAACGTAAACCTCTTTTATTTCAATTCTTGGTATCTTTGTCATCTACATCTCCAATAGAAATAGACCAGCCATTTTCTCCAAATTTACCTGTTTCTATTATTTTAGGTTTTTTGACTGTTTTATCTAATTCTTCGTGATATTTTTTTATTTCGTTGTCTAACTCTAAATTAAACTTTTGCATACGCAACCAATGAACTAACTTGTCTATGTAATATTTTATTAGCTTTTTAAAAAATCCGAATATCATTTCGCTAAATAAACTTCTACATAAGAATTACATTTAGGACAGGATAGATTAGTTACCATAGAATATTCTTCTGCAAGTACAGGTTGAAAATCTTCATCAACACTATGATCTCCACCCCAGATTAGTTCAGTTTTACAGTGCCAGCAGTTCATAAAGGCAACATAGGGCCAGTTACTTTTGGTAATTTCTTTTCTATTTGATTTGGCATTATCTTATTTACATTACTCATAACTTTTTCCATCATCATTGCTTCAAACTGTGGACTTGTAATGTAACGATAACCTGCGTATCCAGCAGCAATAGTTGTGACGCTAATAATAAAAGATAAAATAGAAAGAACAGATGAGATTTTATTTAACATGATTAGAGAAGCCCTCCTAAAAGCATTAGCACCTATTTCTTTGATGGTGCTTTTCTTGATTGTAGGGTTAGCTCCGTTGTATTTGATTGCTGGTCTGATGACTCGTTCTTTTTCAACAACATCTCCCCAAACTGAATCCCGCCCTCAAGCATATCAATAGATTTAATAGCACGTTCTAAAACTTGTTCTGCTTGTAATTTTGTTTGTTTCTGTTTATCTAATTCTTCTTTCCAATCAAGAATTTGTTTTTGAGTTAGCGAATCCATAATTAAATAATTGTGTAAGTTTCACCGTCACCGATAGTAACAGTCACGCCACTTGCGATAGATATTGGTCCAGCACTCATAGCATTTTTACCATTAGTTACAGTATAGTTGCTAGAAATTGTTTGACCATTTTCGTAAACACAACCCCCTGCCACAGTTGCAGTTGTTATATACCCTGCTCCGTTTGTAAGTTGATTATTATTGGTTACATTCGTAGCACCATCCGCTACGTTTATCATTGTTCTTACCTCTGACGCATCTAACCCTTGCAAACTTCCATTTCCACTTGATATTCTCCCTGCAATTCTGTCTTGACCAAAGTCTTGTATCTTGTCTACTGTTACAGCATTATCAGAAATATTAGATGTTCCAACAGATGTTAGATACCCTGCTCCGTTTGTTAACTGGTTCGTATTTGTTACGTTAGTCGCACCAGAAGCAATGCCATCAAGTTTTGATTTTAGTGTATTTGTGAAATTATTTTGAGTTAAACCACCATCACCAACAGATAATTTATTAGTTAAGTTTGCATAAGAAATATCAATATTAGCCGAGCCATCAAACGAAGTTCCAGCAATGGTTCTTGCAGTTGTTAAGGTCGCTGCTGACCCTGTGGTGTTTTGGTTTAATGTTCCAACAGTAAAGTCTAATGTGCCATCGCCATCTTGATATGTGACAGTAATACCAGATTCAGTGTTGCCAGTAACCATACCGCCAACAATGTCTTGGACTTGTTCGTTAGTAAGAGTTGCAGTAATATAACCAGCACCATTTGTAAGCTGATTATTGTTAGTGACATTAGTAGCAGAAGCAGCAATTCCATTTAGCTTAGACAATAAAGCATCAGTAAAAGCATTTGTATTACTGTTAGCTTCGTATGCTGTTTTAATTTCTGAATTAGTTTGATCGGCAGTTGCCCCAGACTCAATGCCGTCTAATTTAGTACCATCAGTAGCGACATCCCTACCATCAACTGTTCCTGTACAACTAATATCTCCCGTAACATCACACCCTGATCCTATATCAACATTACCTGTAAAAGTTGCTTGGTTATCGTCAACATCAAGACTAAAAATAACAGAAGCATCACTTGATTGTTCAAACTGTAATCTATGTGAAGATGTCCTAAAAGTTACATCAATAGAATCTGAAGTACCGCCTGTATCTAAAAATCTAAGAAAATTTGGCCCAGAGCCTCTAATTAATAATGCTGGATTTGTTTGATCTGAAGTAATTTCTAATGTTCCAGTTGTAGATATATCCTGATCTGATAATAAACTTACAATTTCACTAGCTGTTTGATCTGCTGTAGCTGACGCTTCAATTCCATCTAATTTCGTGCCGTCTGTTGCAACATCTCTACCATCTACTGTGCCTGATACAACTATAGCTCCTGTTACTGAAACTCCAGTTGTAGTTGTTGTTAATTTAGTTTCAGCAGATGTTCCAGAACCCATGCCATGAAACAAACTTACTGCCCCATCAGCAGCAGCAAATATCATCCCTTCTGAACCAGCAGCATTTGTTATCCGCACATCATTACCCATGATGCGGAAAATATTTGCAGCTGATAAATCGTTTGTAGAGTTGCCTGTATTAATTGCTAGATTTCCAGTTAACGTACCACCAGCAAGAGGTAATTTAGTTGCTAATGAATTGGTAACAGTTGTCGAGAAGTTAGCGTCTGAGCCTAGTGCGTCACTAAGCTCTTTTAATGTATCCAATGCACTTGGAGCATTGTTTATTAGATTGCTTATCGCTGTCGTAACGTAAGCGGTTGTCGCCACCTTAGTCGTATTATCTGATGAACCTTGTGTCGTTGCTATTACTCCGTTGGTCAATACACCAGAACTAGAAGTTAACCCACCAAATAGCGTGTCTCTAGTTGCAATATCAACCCCATCAACTGTGCCTGATACTGTGATGTTTCCTGTTACGTCAAGAGCAGCTTGAGCATTTACTTTGTCTAATAGATAGATTTCACCAGAACCTTTTGACTCTAATCTCAAATCAACACCACTATTTGAGCCTATTGCGGAAATTGTGTTATACCCAATTCCTACTCCTTGAGAAAGATTGCTATGTAAAACTTTTAATATTGATTCATTATTAGCACTCGTAGTTTTAGTTATTGTTGTAAGCTCTGATAAATCTGTTTCGCCAGCAACCTCAAGTCCTGTTCCGTTTATTAATTTTAAATCTGTGCTTGTAAGTCTTGCTCCAATATTATTTGACCCTGCTTTTCTTAATGCAAATTCAATTAAACCGTCTTCCGTTCCAGAACTAGCATCATCAATTTTACCTGTCATCTTGGCATATACTTCCTTGCTGCCGTCATCACTTTCGCCAGTAAATTTAAGTTGACCTATATAATCTGCGTCTGCTGGTGATGCACTATTTCTATAAAGTTCAATTATTGGAGCAGCAGAACTACCAGTATCAGTAGATGTAAGTGTTAAATCACCTGTTCCTGTTATATCCCCTGTCACATCAAGACCAGCACCAACGTCTAAATTGCCAGTTACATCAACGTGACCATCAGCATTTATTAGTAATCTTGTGGCACTATTAGTAGAATC